AGAACTTGAAGTTCCTACAGCCATACCAGCGTCCAATCCACGCATCCAACGAATACGGTTTTGCTCATTTGACAAAAGGTTAGCTTTAACAGCATTAGTTGCAAACACATCTTCATTTGTATAATTAGATGGTCTAAAGTTTAAGAAATCATCAGTACGACTAAAGTCAACTTGTTGAGGCTCAATATCTCCACCAGCTACTACTAATCGTTCTTCAAAGAAATCTACAACACGAACAGGAGATCCTACATTAGTTGATAATCCATTATAAGTATCACTAAAGACACCTAATTGCCAAACAGCTGTAGCAGTCCCTGATTGAGGGTATAGGAAGCCTAAACTATCATCTTCAATCCATTTAACAGTAACCTCAGTAGCACTTGTATATGTATCAATGACACCAACTGAATATAAGTACCCTGTAGTGTTAGATAACATTCTAATCCATCGACCTTCATCTTCCTCTACAAAGAAAGCTTCAGATGATGTTAACGTTGTTGATTCACCAGTACCAGTAGATGTAAATTCAATATCTGTTGTGTTTTTAGCTTGGTATGGTCCATCTAAGAACTCAGGACGGCTGATAACCCAATCAGTATCATCTACGTAAACAAGTAAGAATATAGGATAGCTTTCATTTGCAATAAATAAAGATGTACCCTTCTGAACATAACTAATCTTACGGTTAACTTTAAATGAACTGTCTGTAAGCTCATAAGGAACTCCAGGAGATGTTTCAACTAATTCACCATTCTTATAAAAGGTAAACACAGTATCGCCTGATGTTTCTGAAATCAAGATTGTAAATGTTACATCATCGCTGACTTCCATTTTAATAAGTGCTGATGGATATAAATTATCAAAAGCATCTTCTTCGTAATGGACTTCATTAACAAACTTCATTCCAGGTCTACGTTCCAAACCACCTTGAACTAAGCCTACAAAGTTATTCATATACTTAGCAGCTTGATCATATCCAGCAATATCAACACGTGCATCTAAACGTCTTGACCATTCGCCTTTATTAAAAGAAGTTTTAATTGTTGAGAATTTGGACATCGGTTATCCTTGAAGCTAGAGTTGATCCTACAGGACGGTTGCGAAATGGTTTTTCAATAGCATTCGTTCTCTTAGCATCTCTAATATAGTCAAGGTAATCATTGTACAATGAACTTTTCTTTGAAGTACTTTGTGTTAATTGTTCACACATCTCAATAGCTAAGCGTGTTGCAAAAGCTTCTGAAAAGATTGGATCATATAATTGTGAATTAGTTTCACGGTTAACATAACGTAAAACAACTGAAGAAGTTTCATACTTAGTGTAAAGCTTACGACCTTGAATAGTGTAATCTTTATATAAGTGAGGACTCTTCTCTACACGGATACAATCTGATGGTAACACATAAGTAGACCCATAATCTTTAATGGGTGCTTGAGTGGACGGTGCTAATTCCTTTTCAGTAATAGCAAAGTTCCAAGGATGCTTACGTAACTCCGCATCTAATACAAAGTCATACATCAAAGCACATAGATCAGCCTCAGTTGAACCATCAGTCAAACTCATAATAGTTTTACTTCCGATCTTTCTTAATGCTAAATTACAATGATCTACTTTTGATGCCATAATGCTCTCCTTGGATTGTTTTGTGTCTAGTTAATTTGGGAGAGCGAACCCTCCCAGATTATTTACTAAGCTACTGCACATTCGATTGATACACATTTGCTTTCTTGCAAACGAGTAGCACCGATAACTTTTTCCATCCAAAGTTGTGTTGCGTAGTTTTTGTCATCACGTTCTGTGATACGAGCTTTCATATCATCCCAGATCGCTAAGCAAAGACCTGATTTTACAAACAACATACATTGACGGTCTGTTCCTGCTCCACCAGCTTCAGGAAGACGGTTTGAAAGAACCACTTCACATCCGTAGATTCTAGCAAGTTTACCATTTTCAACAACGTATTGACGATTGTAGTCAGCAGATGCAACAGTTTCTTCTTGAATTAAAGCAGCTTCTTCAGCAGGTGACATAACGATAACTGGCATTTCTGCATCAAGATCAACGTCATTTTCTTTCAACAATGTAACACCAGCTTCGATTTTAGCTAAGTTCATTCCTGTTGTTGTACCAACTGTGTTAGGAATAACTTGTGTTGCATCAAATACTGTTGAATCAGTACCTTGTTTTCCAGTCAAGTTAGTTCCAAAGAAAGCAGCGATAATAACATCATCAACCAAACGTTTGAACCCAGCAACCATAGCTTCTGTGTACATATTTTTTGGTGATTCCAATAATTGCAATTGTTCGATTGAATCGATAGATACTGCATCATTGTAGAACTTAGGTGCTGCCCAGCGACGATCAACTTGAGATGCAGTTAATACTGTATCTGAAAATGCTGTCGTACGTTCTGCAGGAGTACGAGCTGCGATTTGATCAATCTGTGCTGCACGTTCACCGTAGTTACCTGTTTTTACTGTTACTTTTGCTTCTAATTTAGAAATTTTTTGTTGTGATAGTAATTCAAAACCTTTTTTGAATTTTAACACATATAAGTTATCAATTGTTCCTAGAGTCATGTTTCTTCTCCTTATGTTCTCTATTATTTACTATAAGTTTTATTCGAGTTCCTGTTTCCAGCTCTTAACTTCGAACTTATCCCATAGGCTTCATAGAAGTTCCCTACACAAGGTGGATAGTTCCTCTGTATGTCATTATATTATGAAAGAAGATTGAAAACTGTCAACACTAGGTATGTAGAAAAGCCCCCTAAGGGGCTAGTCTAATCAAGAGTATCAAATAAAAGGATTAAAAAAAACTACCCTTGAGAAGATTTTAAATACTCATTCCATAGAGCAGTATAATGCTTGTTTTGAGGATGTTGAGGATCCATCATAGCATTCATAATATTTTGATCTAACTGCATATCAGCCATCTTCTGATTAGCTTCTGCAGGTGTAAGTAGACCTTTAGGTTTATTCTCTGTAGCTGGAATAGATCCTTCAGATGACATCTCTGCGATCTTAGCCATTTTAGATTTTAACCATCCTGGTCCTGCAAACTTAGAAAGAGCTTCAAATTCTTCGTCAGAAAGATCAAGTGCTTTACGACCAGCCTCAACTGAAGCCATCTTTTCATCGTAAGCTTGTCCCCATTCTTTCTTTAACTCTTCTTCTTGAGCAGCTGCCTGAGCTTCCTCTTTAATACGAGCTTCTTCTTTAGCAGTTTCCATTCGTTGTGATAACTCAGATGAAAAAGCCTTAGCTTGATCTGTAGTTAAATTTGATTTATGGAATGCATTTTGCAAGAACTCATTATAAGCATCATCGCCTTCAATCCCTGTTTTGTAATCCTTTGCTTCAGCTGGCTTACCAATCTTAGAATAAAACTCTTCCATTCCTTCTGGTGTTTCAGGAACTTCAAGAACTTTCTTAGATCCTCCTGCGTGCAATTCAAGGTTACGATAAGATTTAGCTAGTGCATCAACACTATCCCATCCACGCTCTCCAATTAAAGCTGCTGTTTCTTCTGATGCTCCATCTGTCCATGAAGGTGCGGATGTAGTTTGCTCAGTTGTTTCTGTTGTTGCAGTTGATTCTGTAGTTTGTTCAGTCATTATTTAGACTCCTCTTTTAGTTTGTTTACCTGTTCAGGTGTTAAATCAAGCAATCCTAGTATGCGTAAGAAAACGGAACGTCTTCCAGCTAGAAATGCCATCTTGGTTGGATCTGTGTCATAAATCTCTTTATCATAGAAACAAAATCGCTTAAGATCAGCTAGTACCTGTTCTCCTGCAATGTTATCTCTAAACACAGACATATACTTATCATGACGGATAAGAACTCTTCGTTTTATGGACTTGTTTGCCATATTAACCCTCTCTGCTTATTTGTTCTGCCTCCGCACTGTCTTTTGCTGCTTTGGCAAGGTTAGGTGCAGCTTGTGCCGCTTGGGCTGCTGCCATTTGCTCTTGACGATCTTCTTGAATTTCTTCAACTTCTTCGTCTGAACGCATTATTGACTCAGGAACTGAGTTCAGCTCATTAACTAAGTCAGAGAATTTTACAGGGTCATAGCGATCCAATGTTTCTGGTGTACCTGTAATCTGTGCTAACTGTCCATTCATTTGAACTGCACCAAAGATACCAGCAAGCTCACCAGCACGCATAGATTTAACTAAAGGTGTGTCATAGTCAACTGAGATGCCTCTTTCATCAAACTTGAATGGAGGCTCTTTAATATCTCCATTACGGATAGCAATACCTAACTCACGTTTGATTAAAGGTGTCATCATTTCATTCTGTACTCGTGCAATCATCGGAGCAATCAAGATACCACGTTCACGAGCTTCTCCAATAAACTGAGTAGCTGTCATTTCTGGTGATTCTTTTAGCAATTGGAACATATGAACCAAAAATGCTTCACGAATTGATTGACGAGGGTCTTCTTGGTACTCTAAACCTAAAATAGGGTTTGAGCCATCTGTCAAAGGTTGCAATAGTTGTCGACCTTGATTATCTACTGCTCCTGGTACTCCACCACCTGGGATCCAATCCTCTTCACTAAACATTCCGTCATCAGGAAAGCCTAAAGGTGGGCGAAGGTTAAAATCAACTGCTTCAATAGTTTTAATCTTCAAAGTGTTGATCATTTAATATCTGGTAACACCG